GAGGACATACTTGATGATGTTGCCCTGACAAAAATCTAGGTCATTAGCCAGGATAAATGTGATTGGCTCTATCTTGTATTTTGAATAATGTTGAGGCGATATTTTGTTTCTATTTATTGCCATATTGCACCTTTTGAAATTATGAATGGGAGCAGACTCTGCCAAGCCCACTCCCTATCCGTCTAGGTTAACGCAGTCATAACCCTAGAACGGAATCTCATCGTCAATCTCAGAATCGACCTTTGGAGACGCCTTAGTATCTCCAGCAGAATTTTTAGTTCCAAGAAGTCTGAAGGTGGAGGACATACCAGCAAGTTTGATCTTGAAGCCATTCCTTTTTTGTCCATCTTTATCTTCGTATGATTCATTAATAGGCATACCTTGAACGAATACAGTAGTACCTACCTTTGCATAAGGTTCGATAACATTTGAGACTAAACCTTTGCCGTTTTTGCCGTCCCAAGCCTCACATCTGTACCAATGAGTAATTTCTTTTTTCTCACCAGCTTTATTTGTGAAACCTTCGTTGACTGCTACAGAAAAGTTTGCAACCTTTGTGTCACCAACTGTCTTAATTTCAGGTTGTTGTCCTATGTTACCTGAGACCATGATTTGTGCTAAGTTCATCTGTTTCTCCTTTACGTTATAGATGATTAATGAAATGGGATTTAGCTTATTCCCAATGCAAATAACCCTTGGCTTTTTTTAAACCAAAGGCTATTCACATTACTGAAACTAATGCTGGAGAAGAAAATAAGAGTTATGAAAACTCCCTAACTAGGAAAGTCATTAGAATCAATCTCCTTTCGTGTTGTAAAATTGTAGGCATCAGGTATATTACCTACAGTTGCAGTATTGCCACAGGGTCGACCTATCTGTATCTGCATCAGGATTAAGACTATCTGGGGGGAACATTTACCCATCTAATCTTAAAACCATCTCTCTTTGGCTTTTCGTAACCTATTGTGCGTTTGAGAATGAATAGTACTATTGAAATAATAGCTCCACCTAGGATTCCAGCCATCATTCCGGCAAATGTACCAGCAAACATGATAATCAATGCGATTGAGGCACCTATGTCTACGAGTATGTCAAAGCAGAGAACTCTTTTAATATTTAATTTGGCAAGTAGAAATAATATGGCACAAGCTGATGCTATGCCTGCGATTGTGAAGAATAACATGGTAAGCTCCATCTTTTACGAAATGCTACAATTTGTTTGCTTAGACTGTGCATTTCTGCATGATCTTTTGCTTCACTTGCTTGCTCATACCAATATAATAACTGGTCATATTCTAATAATGTTTGTGGTGAGTGTGTTTGAGGCATTTTAATCTCCTATTAGTTAAAGGTTTTATCCCATTCTTCAGGAGTAATACCAGTTTTGATAAACTCTCTTTCTTCAGGGAGTAAATGAGGAAATACATTTTGAACGTGTTCTTTGCCAAACTTATATCTGTTATAATCGGCAGGTGTTACATCAAGTTCCATTGTATTTAATTTACCAGTTAATATTGAATGTTCTGTTATTAACATTTTAACCTCCTTGTTTTCTAATTATCACTTTGGCTTTTTGACGATCCTTTGCCTTAGCCACTTTTTTTAACGATTTTTCCCAAGACCTTGAGGTACTATGAATCCTCCCTCTGCCTTTGTTACCCTTGCTCATGATATTCTCGTAACTGTTTCTGCCAGTTAGGGTGTCCGTAAAACTCATATACAGTTGGGTATCTGCCGTAAGTGTGTCTATGTTGTTCTGTGGCTATTATTTCTTCTATGTCATGTTCATCTATATGTAGAGGAAATGACGTATGTTCTAATTGAATTATTATCATGTAAACCTCCTTTGGCTTTTAAATCTTGAAATGAAACTGAATTTTTCTTCGATTTTTTGGAAAGCCAAGAATTTTATTGAAAAAATTTGAAAAGAGACTTTTGGCTTTTTTTGTTCGTTTGTTTGTTTTTGTTTTTTTGTGTTTTGTTTGAAGCATGAGAGATAGGAGTGATTTTTAGTATAAGTAATTTGCAATGGAGGAGGTACGACGTAATGATACGCAAATTTCCTTTATGCTGAGGTAAAAGAACTTGCACCAGAATTTGATGCAAGCTCTCAAGATGTTATTTAAGTATTGGTTTTGTTTTGTTATTAAAGACATCTGTAATATCTTTAATGATGGACGAGATTGATTTCTCAAACAATGAGAATAATTCTAGATGTCCTCTGAATACAACGGACATTATTGACCATGTTACGAATAAAGATAATGTAGTCATAAAGCCTACAACCATAACTGCGTAAATGTAGAAGCCTATCAATGATCCCATTATAAGCCATTTTTTATATTTTCTCATGAGTAATGTTCCCTTAAAAGTGATTGGAAGGGAGGGTATTCCCAATTACATTAGCAACCTTCCAATCGGTTAAGCAATTATTGCATTTCTTCAGGTATCTCAATGATGCCGTTATTTATATCAAGCATCATATCTTCAACCAGTACCTGACCTCGTTTGATTGGCTTTCCTGATTCAGCATCAAGCATAATCTCGTCAAATACATCTCTGTTATTTAAATAGGTATCAAGTGTTAACTTCTTGTTCCTATTTTGCATACGTTTAACTTTAGCAAATTCGCCTAGTTTCGTATATTTACCGAAGTCAATACCAGTCTGACCTTTGATAGCTGGTCTGAAATGATAGAGTAGAGCTTTGAAGGCATGATCGAGTGAAACATATTGCTGACGCATTTGCTCAATCTTTTTATCCAAGTCCTCAAGAGGGTGTAAGGTAAGCTCAACATCGACATTCTGACGAACCATTTTCCTTCTTTCTTCTTTGAGTTTAAGTCCTTGCTCCATGACATTGTCACGCATCTTTTCAAACATTCTCGGAAGTTGGTCTTGTAATTTTGCTTTGATGATGACTTCGTTACCATCTTCAAACATTTCCGCAACCATGAGACATCTTCTGATGAACTCCTGATCCCAAGCTTCGTTATAAGGTGTTTTAGGCTTAAATGCTTTGGATATTTCATCTAACTGCTCCGTTGTTATATTGTTAATTTCTTCCTGAGCTTTTAACTCAGATTCAGTCTTATGTTCTTCTTCAATAATATGTGTCATGTAATGTTCCTTTCTATGACAGTTATAAAGAGGATATAAACTTTATACCCTCTTACTTTGGCTTTAATTAATTCATATCACGTTGGATTGTGATTAATTCCTCATATCTCTGAGTATCACCAGAATCCAATGCTTGCTGTATATCCCATGATAATGAATCTTGTGCGAAGTGTTTCTTATCTTCTCTGTATGGCATACGTTCTTCAACGATATGACCATGAGATGCAACTTCTTCGTAGTATTCTATAGATACCATGTCATCTAATTTCTCTAGATCACTTGGTTGGCTTTTGTTAAATAAGTCTAATTGTTTATACATTGTAATGTTCCTTTCTGTATAAAATTAACTGCTCCTACGGAATTGTAGAACGCCGTTTTACTGGCTTACCGCAAAGGTTCTGTCATACCCCCGTAATGGAATAAAAATCGTCTTTGTCGACCACTTGGGAGCTATTTTTATGGAATGAAGTGCTTGCAACTCTAACTTGTTAGAGGGGGGTTTATAGGTTCTCGGGAGGTAGGCTCAACTAGAGGTTATAATTCAATTTCGTAGTAGTAGTCGTCCCATTAGGACTCAATATTTTTGCATACTTTTTTCCAAAAAGTAGTGAGAGAGGAAGCAACGGCTTTTTCTTATACGATCATTTATATGAGAAGAATGAGATGGAATGTAGGGAATCTTACGAAGTGAGATGAGTGCAATGCAATCTTATTCTAAGTATGAGACAAAACGGACTGGACTCGGAATAGGCAACATAAGTTCTATTAGTTGTTGCCATGATTATGTATGGCTCGATGCCATCTCATAATCATTAGTTATAACAAGGACTTAGGAATGTGAATAGACAGCAATATAGAGAGTATGGTTATCCTCTCGTAGAGCAATAATAAGAGACCTTCAATGAAAGCTAATACTACGCAACAAGAAAAGTATAAGGGTTCGGTTGTGCCAATGAATGAGATACAAACGAACAGTAAATCATTACTACCACAACATAGTAAAGTAACAGAAGCACAGGCTGAGTTAGTACACGCAATGTTACATGATGGTTGCAACCCAACAGAAGGTGCTAAAAGACTGGGTAGGAATAAGGCTTGGGCTTATATAACCATTAATAAACAACACGTTATAGAATATAGGCAACAGTTAGCTATGAGTTGTCTTGGTTGGGACGCAACACAGGCTCTAGCAACTATGAGAGAACTGTTAACAGCTAAGTCAGCACACGTAAGGTTAGAGGCTAGCAGAGATTTAATGGACAGGGCTGGGCTGAGAGTAGATGCACCAAAGACGGCTAATACTGCGGTACAGATAAACTTTAATGTAGATTGATAGAGACCCAAGAATATATGCGATATAAGTACGGGCTTTAAAAATCACGACTTTCTCTTATATAGGGGTAAAACACACTCATGATACAATGTGAAAAGACAAACTCTCAAAAAAAATTTTATATAAATAAAGCCAAAAACACAAGGAGATAAATATGGGTGGAAGTTCAGAACCATCAGGTAGCCAAGAAGATGAAAATATAGAAGTAGCAGAAAGAGCTAAAGATGCAAAAGAAAGCAGAGAATCAAGTTTTCGTTCTTACAGCAAACAAAGAGATGCTGCAAAGAAAGGTATAGATATATCCATAACTGCCAAAGAAGCGGAAACTGTAAGAGACAATGCAAGTATTGCTATGGACTTTGATGCAAAAGCTAAAGAGTCTAAAATCAATGTTCCAGGGACAACAGGCGTAGCATTAAGCACAATACAAAGTATAAATTACAGTAACATTGCCGCAGGACTCAGAGGTGGTGGTTATGCCGTAACTAGTTCTAAAGATGGTAGTGTTCAGGGTGTTGTTAATAATGGACGATATACAGGTAACTTAGGATTTAGTCCTATAGGCAGATCAAAAGGTGCTTTCTTTAATAATGTCACTCAACAATATTCAGTTGAGCAAGCACAAGAGCCTTCTGGAGAAAATGATAGTCAAATAACAAACAACACGCCAAGCAGAACGGGATCAACAGTTGAAAATAAAACTGATAGTACAACTACATTAAGTACGGCATCAAGACGAGCCTTAATATCTGGTGGTGGTGGTGGAGCCGCAAGAAGAAACCTTATATGAAATTAGACTATAAACCCCCTGGTCAAGTAGCCAAGGCATTTATGAAAGATGGATCATTTGTTCGTGGTATCAGAGGTCCAGTTGGTAGCGGCAAGTCTGTTACCTGTTGCATGGAAATAATGAGAAAAGCTGTAGCTCAAAAGCCAAACGATCAGAATGTTAGAAGAAGCCGTTGGGCAGTTATAAGAAACACAAATCCTCAATTAAAAACCACAACCATTAAAACATGGAGAGATTGGTTTGATGATGATTTAGGTCGGTTTATCTGGTCTCCTCCTTATACCCATAATATTTGTTTTGCATTGGGAGATAAAACTACTGTGGAACTAGAAGTCATATTTTTGGCTTTGGATAAAACTGAGGACGTAAAAAAGTTATTATCTCTAGAATTAAGTGGGGTGTGGGTCAATGAGGCTAGAGAGATAAATAAAAATATTGTAGATGCTTGTACTATGCGTGTTGGTCGATTTCCTTCAATGCGTGAAGGTGGTCCAAGTTGGTATGGTGTTATTATGGACACTAATGCTCCCTCTGAAGATCATTGGTGGGGAATAGTAGCTGGTGAAGTTCCTATTCCTGAATATATGACAACCGAAGAACGATTGTTAATGGTTAAACCTGATGATTGGAATTTCTTCTCTCAACCTGGAGCCATGACTGAATCCAAAGATGAGCATGGTAACTTAGCTGGATATAATCCAAATTTAAAATCAGAAAACAGAGATAATTTACAGGCACAATATTATGACAAGATTATATTGGGTAAAGCACCTTCTTGGGTAAAAGTATATGTATTAAATCAATATCAGGCATTAATGGACGGCAAACCAGTTTATCCTACATTTAGGAGAGACAGTCATGTTGCTAAAGATCCGTTATTTCCTTCAGATCAAAACGATGTAATTGTTGGCATTGACTTTGGTCGTTCCCCCTCGGCAGTCTTTTGTCAGCAATTACACTCTGGAAGATGGATAGTTTTCCATGAGATTATTGGTAAAGACATGGGAGCAATCAGGTTTGCTGAAATACTAAAAAGAGAAATCTCAAAAAACAAATGGGATAATTTAACATTCAAGTTTATTGGTGATCCAGCAGGCAATCAAATGGCACAGGTATCAGAGCATACTCCATTTATGATGTTAAGAGCTGCCGGAATATCAGCTTATCCAGCTCCCAGTAATGATATATCCATAAGAGTAGAAGCCGTTGAGTCTGTAATTAACAGAATGGCAGATGGTTTACCTTGTATTACTGTAAGTCCTACTTGCACAAATCTCATTTCGGGATTTGAAGGTGGTTATCAATATAAACGTATGTATTACATGGGTAATGAGAGATTTGAGGAAAAGCCTGATAAAAACAGATTTTCTCATTGCCATGATGCGTTGCAATATGCGTTTTTGGGTGGAGGAGAAGGCAGAAAAGTTATGCTTGGACCAAAAACACCCACTTCCCCCACTACTGTTGAGAGGGTAAGTAATCCATTTGCACGTTTAAAACGGAGAAATGGTCGTATGGGGAGGCAAAGAGCCATATGAAATGGATAATATGCTTCTGTGAAAGTAAGAATATAGGTTTGTGGAAATATTTTACTAAACATCGAGATGGTTTTTCCCATGTATATGCCGTTACTTACGATCCTGAACTAGACCTTTGGAAAAAAATAGAATTTACAACAACTGGTTTTCATTACGAAGTCTTAAAGGGAGAAAAAGCTACTCAATTAGTATTGCAAATGCACATAGCCAATAGATGTATTGAGTATGAAACCCAAAATGAGCCAATTTATACACCAAGGTTAATGTATTGTGTCAGCTTTATTAAACACCTACTTGGTATCAACAAATTTTGGCTTTTAACGCCCTATCAACTGTATTGTGAATTGCTTAAAAGAAAAGGTTCAATCATTTTTGAAGCAAAAGACCTAGAGGAGCCTATCAATGGGATTTATGAAAACGCCTAAAGTTGCACCTAATCCTGAATTAGAAAAGCAAAAAGCTGAACAAAAACGTCTTAATAAAGAAGAAGCTGACAGACAAGCTTTTGAGAAATCTGAAAGAGATAGAAAGATTGCTGGAAATTTATATGGCAGTCAATCCTTACAAGGCGAAGATATGGACGATTTTACTGGTTACAGACGTAAAATGATGGGTGGAAATAAATATGGCTAGAGATGAAATAGGCGGAGATGCTAGTCCAGTACCAGCTAGTGGTGCCAGTCCATTAGATGCCGACTATAAAAAAGTTATGGACAGATACAAGAAAGCCAAAGGTAAATGGCAAAATTGGTCTGATATATGGGAAGAAATTTATGATTACGTTTTACCACATAGGGAAAGCTTCTTTGGAGAATTTGCTGGTCAAAGACGAACAGAAAACATATATGACGAAACGGCAGTAACTGGTCTCCCTAGATTTGCCTCAAGGCTTCAGCTTGGCTTTTTTCCTCCAAATGGTCGAGCATTTAAACTGGCTCCAGGTCCTGAATACCCCTCCGACATGATCTCTAATCAGCTTCTAAAAGAACTTGATGACATAACAGAGTTATTGCATGAGGGATTGCGTAACAGTAACTTTAACTCTGAGTTTCATGAAGGCTTACAAGACTTAGGCATAGGTACTATGAATATGCTTGTGGAGTCTGGTCGTTTTGTTGGCGATCTCCATTTTACTGCCGTACCACCTACTAATGTCGCATTGCTATCAGGTGCTATGGATATGGTAACTGACTGGTTTAGATGGAATAACGAATGTGATATTACAGATATAAAGCTTCGTTATCCTCATGCTAAATATTCACCTGAAATGGTTAATGCTCAAAAGCGTGATCCCAGACGTAAGACTAAATTAGTTGAAGCTACCATGTATGATAGTGACGATCAGTTTAAAGATGAGTTTACTTATTATCTTATATCTGAAACAGACAAGCACGTTTTATATAAACAAAAGCTTATTGGTCGTGGCAGTCTGCCGTGGTTAACAACAAGATGGTCTAAATCAGGCATGGAGGTTTGGGGTAGAGGTCCAATTCTACAAGCTATGCCAGCGATTAAAACTTTAAATCTTACTGTGCAGCTTATACTTGAAAATGCCGAAATGGCTATAGGTGGTGCATATGTTTATGACGATGATGGGGTATTTAATCCTGATAATATTACTATTCAGCCTGGAACTTTTATTCCTAGAAGTCCTGGGAGTTCTTTAGAATCATTACAAAGTCCTGCACGTTTTGATGTTGGACAATTAATCTTGGAGGATATGAGAAGAAATGTCAGGAAAGCTCTGTTTATTGATGAACTCGATTCAAGACCAAATGCGAAAACACCATTATCAGCAACAGAAGTTTCAGAAAGGCTTGCTGACGTGGCAAGAGATATGGGAGCAGTCGCAGGCAGAATGCAAAAAGAGTTCTTGCACCCACTTGTTGAAAGAATTGTGGCTATATATCAGCAACAAGGTATTTTGGATATACCAAAGGTTGACGGCAGAGAAATAAGGATTGTTCCTGTATCTCCGTTATTAAGGGCTCAAGATCAACAAGACGTAGCAGATTTTGTAAGATTTCAGCAAACAGTCGCTGGTACATTCGGACCAGAGATTACTCCAGCATTATATAATCAGGAAAAGGTTATTAAATATTTGGCATCTAAATTTGGTGTTAAAGAAGAACTACTTGCTTCACGGCAAGAAGTACAAGGGAACATTGATATGGCTATGCAGTTAATGCAACAGCAACAACAAGGGACACTTGGAGAATGACAAAGGAGAAAATAAATGCCTCAGTCGATGGTAGGTCGTACACTACTGAAGTTGAAGCTGATCTTAATAGTAAAGCCCACGCTTTGTTTGGTTCGGGGATTGGCAAATCTTTCCTTCAGTATTTGGAAAACATTACAACAAATAACATTCACGGTGCGGGATTGGGAATTGAAAGCCTTGCTCACTTTGAAGGTCAAAGATGGATCGTAGCACTATTAAAACACAGAACAGAAATGGGACGAAAACTAGGACAATAAGGAGTTAATATGTCTGATGAACAAACAATTACAGAAAGCAATGAAAGCACCAATCAAGAAGAAGTCAACATCGAAAGTACAGTCTCCCAAGACTCAGGAGAACAAAACGAAGTTGAAAGACCCGATTGGCTCCCAAATAAATTCGAAACCCCAGAGCAGTTGGCTAATTCGTATAAAAACTTGGAAAACAAGTTTCACACAAGGCGTGATGAAATCAAGCAAGAACTTGTGGGCGAACTTAATGAAGAAGCTTCCAAAGAGGTTCCAGTAAGTCCAGGGGATTATACTTTAGAATTATCTGATGAAGAAGGTAATCCTATTGAGGTAAATCAAGATGATCCTATGCTTAGTTGGTTTAGGGATAAAGCTCACAACATGGGTTTGACTAATGATGAGTTTGGAAACTTTGTAACCGAATATACAAATATGCAAGCTATGTCAGGACCTGACTGGAATGAAGAAAGCCAAACATTGGGAGAACACGCAGACAGACGTTTAGAACGTGTTGATACATGGGCAAGTTCGTCTTTATCAGAAGATGCTTATAAAGTATTTGCATCAATACCAGCTACTGCCGGAATGGTACAAGCCTTTGAAGAAATCATGCAGTTAAATGGTCAACCTAAATTTAATATGACTTCCCCTACTGAGTTTCAGGAAACTGTTACTAAAGCTGATTTACAATCTGCACAAAGAGATCCTAAATACTGGCAAAATGGTGGAGACCCAGCTTATGTAGCTAAAGT